GGGTCAAACCCTTGCTGTAATGCCTGCCCTATATAGGGAGACATAGTATTGTAGATATTGCTTCCCGCGTTAAGCGCGTTCGTACCAGCGCCAGTCAACGCCGTAGAGCTATAATTACCGAGGTTATTTATGCCCTGTAAAGCCTTATAAAACGGGCTGTTAGGGCCTGTATTGGCAGTTCCCGGCCATCCTAATCCAGCGGCAGGGAACAGCGTTCCTTTATTAGGTTGCCCCGCGATAGCCTCGTATAAGGCTGTGGGAGTTTGAAAGTTTACACCGCCGCCACTCATAGCTCTTGCTCGAATATTGTGCCGGTCTGCCTAAAACCAGCACGTTGAAAGGCTAACGCTACACGGCTTCTGCCATCCGGGGTAACATCATAATCGTCGTTAGAAAACACCCTGACCTTTTTCGCTATGCCTAGCTTTCTAACAGCGTCAACTACGCTCTTGACAAACTTAATGCCTCGAATGCCCTCTCTCCACGCAGGGTCTAACCAAATTGCTTCAATGCTAACGCCTTTGGTATCTTGCGAGAACATTGGGCAGTACCCCGAACATACCGCGTACCCAACTATAGAACCGACTTCACTTCTGGCAGTCCATACAAGCAGCGTACCCGAACGCTCCAACGCAAACAGGTGGTCCCAATTAGGGTCTAAAGGATCACCATTAAGGCGTACTACATCGTAGTGCTTCCGTATTACCGGAAGCAATTCTCTGATGATAACCGATAACAACTCCCACTGACAGTTAAGCCGTTCTCGGCCCAACTGTGGCGTCTTGCTTGCTTGGCTCTTTTCGGTTGGCGTCGGTATCGACGCTTGGGTACTTGCTTCCGATTGGTCTGTTGGAAGCGTCGTGACAGTAGGGACTTTTAGTTTTGAGGCCGCTGAGAAGATTGTCTCTTTTTCCGCCGCCGTAATTTGCTTTGTCACGCATGGTCATCCTTTCACTCTCTTGAGCCTCGGATTAGCTTTCTTCGCTGCTGAAGAAGCATGCCGCGTCTTGCTCGCCAAGATAGCGCCAGAGGCCTTCTTGCCGTAGCCTTCGCCTTCGATCTTCTTCTGTACAGCCTTAAAACCAGGATGCTTCTTTGCCATCTTACATCCTCTACGAAGTCGGCGGATTAGGTGGAGGCGGAATATAGCCGAGTGTCTTAAGCCGCATCCAAACGTCGCCTATTCTAACTCCCGCCGCCGAATTGCCCGTCACTTGGACTGACATTCGATTAAAGACAGATATTGCAGGGAAGTCAATCTTGTATGGAGCCAACCCAGGTGTGGCCCCCGTAGGGTTTATTGTAACTGACGAAGAATTGATAGTGTTGCTGCTACTGTCTAACAAAGTTACAGTAAGGGTATTAGAAGCTGCGCTAGCTGCTACTATTTGCATCTCACTTAGTTCTGACGCCGCCATCTGTCCATTATCTTCCAACATAGCGGATTTTAGTGTAAACGTTCCGGAGAAAGTAGATGCTGGAAGTGGATACCTAGGGGCAGAATAAAAACTCGACCCCAGCCCATCTGTAGATACTACAAAAGACCCATTATATAAATCATACATATTGGGAACAAAGTCATGCGGTCCTGACCACGTTTTCAAAGTTAGATCGTACCAATATTCTTGCTCAAAACTAATTAAATTATTAGAGAACCCGATTCTAATAATTGACCCGTCGCAGCCAGCAGCCATTTTAATATTACTAGTCAACACTCCGCCTGAGATAGACGACATTGGTATAGAAATACCGCTACCATTCGAGCCTATAACGGGGCTAATGGTAGCACTTTGGTCTATAATTCTCAGCCCGTCCGGAGATACGAAAGCTAGTCCTAGAGGAGTACTAACTATCGTACGAGGAGACGCTGTGCCAGTAGGGATGTTTAGCGTGTTTATTGATATGTTGGTTAGTGCAAAATCCCCTGTAACCTGATATATATTTTCAATCCCCTTGAAGATCATTAAAGACTGGATTATTCCTCCAAGCTGGTTTGAAAGCGGTAGACCAGCCGCAGCGGTTAAAGGAAGGTTATCACCAAATGTTAAAACTTGGCTAGCGTTAGTAACGTTTCCAGAGTTTAAAACGTCGCTTGCAACTGCTGAAGGTTGCGATATACCATTACACCCATAATAAGCTCTTTGATTAAACTGACGAACCCAATCGACGGGTCGTGTAAGACCTAGACCACTAAACGTAATAGCTCCGGTAATGTCTCCGGTCGTATAAACCGGCGCTGCCGGATTAGATATAGTGAATACCCCAAAATAAGTTCCGGGAACAATATAATTAGGGTGGGTCACAATCAAATGTGTACCTACCAAATCCATTGTTGGTACTGGTTTACCTGCCCCTCCAACTCCTGAGTAGGTAGAAGGGATAGCTCCTGGACCTGTAACAGTAACCCAGGAACTAGTTAAAAGATTAAAAGCAAACGGTCTATCTACTAACGAAGTCGCGTCAAGAAATAATCCATAAACAAACGAGCCTACAACTTTGAAAACGACTGCTTGCCCTGCGCTGTGCCCTCCCGGCAAATTAGGAGAGCTATTAAAGTCCAACAAAGCTACAGGTTTAGGAATGCAAGTCCACACGTTGCGCGTAGACAAATCGGGAACTAAATTCGTTATCGCCGAACAAGCGCCAGGAAATTCATCCGTAGCGTCAAGACTATCGGATGCACCAGTGGGCGAAAATCGCTTAACTCTGGTGTTGGCTATAGCCATTTACCAACCGATTTCTTTTGTATTTCTAGCTTTGTCCCAACGGTTTTGGAACAGCCTGCGATCCAGCGTCACTTGTTTCGGAACCTGTACGTCATCTTTCATCTTGAGGTAGCGGTCCAATAGCGCCGTCGCGCCCTCGAAACCGTCTTTGTCCACGCCTCCCAAGTATCGAGCCGCCCTACTGTCACCTGAAATCTCCATCAACTCGCCGGTCAATCGGCGAATGAGATAGCTTTGGTTGGGGAACCAGGGGATCGTTGAACTGCTTTGCGGGTTGGTTATATCCGGCATCTGCGAATAGTAGACCGCCGTGAGAAGATAACTCCCCGCTGGCGGAGGCCAAAAATAGGCTATGGGCGCACCGCCCGAAGATAGAGGCTCCGTGTCCACGGCCATGTATTCGGGGTAGCCATTAAGTCCCGCAGTCTCAACCTTGGCGTTTAACTCAGCCAGCGAGCAGGGGATAAGGATGTATTTAACCCCGTTAATTATATAGAATATGTTGTCTTTATCGGGGCGAAGGAAGTTAGTCGGCAACCATTGGAAATACGATCCGGTATTGACCGCATATCCATTAGTGCCAGAAAAGAACGATGTGTTGAGGGTCTGTTGAGCTACCGCCAGATCGTAGGTCTGGCATAACTCCGACAAGATCATATTAAGAAGCTGCCCGCCTTGAACAGTCCAGGCAGGATTTTTAGCTGTGTTGCAAGCTAGACTCACGATTTGTTGCGCTTGAAGCGGCATCTACCATTCCCTCCAAGTCCGCCAACTCTTGCTTGCGGAGGTTTATTTCTTCCTGCATTCGCTCAAAAGTAATTTGAGCATTCTGTCGGCTGTTCTCTCGGTTAGCTTTCAACTGTGTCTGTTGAGGAGATAGTTTGAACGGACCTCTCCTGCCACTAGCCGAGTGGTCTTTTTGCCAAGCTTCCTCCTGAACCGTTGCTTCCTGATCAAGTCTAAACATGTCCTCCGCAACGCGAGCGTGCTGCTTCTCAAACTTAGAAAGCTCCGCCCTAAGCTTGGGGATACGAATGCGCGCCTGCTGACGCTCCGCAGCCCTAACCATCTTATCGAGCGCCGAATTAAGCGCCTCCTGAGAACATTCGGCGTCCAAGCAAGACGAAAAGGAAATCGCTTTCCCTTCGTCTACTGCATACTGCACTTGAAAACCAATGGCGATAGTATCAGTCGGATCAATTTGTTTCATTAGAATTTTGTCGTGGGCCTTCCTGCGCTATCCACAAGTTCACCGCTAACAGCCGACATGCGCAACTGTCGCTCCTGGCGGTATGCGTTGGTGTTGCGACGATTGTTTACTTCGTCATCATGCTTAAACGCTCCCCACGTAATATCGCGCATAACGTCGAAAACACTCTTGCGAACGGTGTACGTGCCACCGTGCATATAATGTTTACCGTCGAGAACAATTCTATCCATATAGGGAGGAAGATCAAGGTGAATTTCGCGCATCTCCTCAACAATTTCAGGATGGCGCTTACGATCAAACTCGTTCAACTGCTGCTGAAGGTATTCTTCTTCAGCTGCAGCAATCTCACGGGCTTTGATCTTGGCTTCGGCTTCAGCCTTGAGCCTCGCCTTCGTTTCAGGCGTAAGCAGGCTGTCAATATCAAGCTTGCGCTTTGGCTCTGTAGGAGCCGAAACGTCTTTAATAGGCCGACTGATCTTGTTTGCCATTATGCGGGCGGGCTCCAAACACTACCTCCGATAGAGTACGCTAAGGCTGAGACTACAATAGGCCAACCGGATACTGTATCAAAGGCAATTACATCACCTGGAAAAAGCTGTAGCGTGCCTCGGTTGGGAATAGTAAGCAGCCCATTGCTATCATAGGCGCCGGGAACTATTGAACCGACTTTACCGCCGATACTCAAATCATTCAAGATACCAGCTTTCAGCAACGCGACGGAAGAAGGGGAAATTAATCCCCTTCTCCATACGAAGGCATTCAGCGAATTAGTAGCCGCTGTGCCTGTGTGTACGAGCGCCATTATCGTATACTCTCTAGTGTTCCATCAGGATATAGCAACTGCTTAATGGAATGGTCAAGAGGGCTGCATATTTCTATGGGCTTCGTGTTCCACATAAAACGGGGAACTTTCCACCGCAGAGTAAAGCGACCGATTACTAGAACACGCAGCTTGTTTGCCGGATCAGACTTATCCGGCTTATTAAGATAGCGTATCATCTATCACCCAAATGTAGCAGAGAATGCCGAAGTGGACTCAATGCGACCAAAGAAAAGCTGGTTAAGAAGGATAGTCCCGTACATGACTTTCCAACCAACCACTCTCAACTGATTAAGCGGGTCGCTCTTATCAGCCTTGTCCAGGTAGGTGTACTTAATCTCGTCAAGCTTCACCTGACCGTATGCTCCACGGCCAAAGACGTACGTGGGGTACACGGTAACGCCTGTAGCGGGCGCGGCAGGCGGAACCTGGGCAACGCCCGTTCCGGTAATGACAACCGCAGTATTCGGAGGAAGTTGTGTAGCCTGCCCCTGCATCGGTCCTGAAGTCGGGCCAAGGACAGACAAGCCCAAGTTGCCGGGAGAGCTAGTCGTACCGATATAGGCGTTGAACGTATACCCCGCCACATTAGGCGTGGTGAACGAAATAGAGCCGTTGGGACCGGTGACAGAGATACCAGTAGAAACTTGAGCGACGTAACTCTCATACTGGTTCTGTGTATCAGAGCCAGTAATGAGTAGAAAATAGGTTCCCGTAGCGAGAGAACCAGCGGTCCCCGCTGTACCTGCGACCGTCGCAAACCCGGTCCAGAAAGGAACCATGTTGGAAGCACAGAAGCGGACGCCGCCAAGCTCGCCAACTTCAGCATTGTAGAGCTTGTTAATGTCGCTATAGGAACTGGCGAGAACGAAGGTGCTGTTCTCACGCAAATCCTGGGCCGCGAGCGTGTGAAGAACCGCCGTGTAGTGCGGCATGCCGCGCGGATCATTCGACGCCCGTGCGCCGCCAGCGTCCGCGTCAAGCTTCGTATCGGTCTGCTCGTCTCCCATGAACCGGGGAGAACCAAGGGTCGAGAGCGCCGCCTGCATGCGATTAATTTCGTGCAGATTAAGCACGTCACCCGCAACAAGCGCCGCACGGGAACCGCGAGTGTTGACATAGTTGACCTGAGAACCACCCCCGAGATTATTGAAGGTGTTCCTCTCAAGCGTTTCCGAAACCGCCAGAGTGCAAAGCTCTTTGGCAATCTGGAACATAGGATGCTTGATGGTCATTTCCGCAACGTCAGTGAGCGTGATCTTGTCGCCCCACTGAAGCGCCGTAGCAGAAACCATTGTGATGGTCATATTCTGACCGATAGGCGGAACACCCTCAGAGAGAGGAGCGTAGGGAAGCGGAACACGGTTCCACCTAGCCGCCTGATAGACGACGCCTCGACCTTTAGGAAGGGTCAGAGGGTCGCAGAACTGGTAGACGACCAACTGCCGCCTAGCGAGCGGAAGCGTTTCTTGCGCAATATAAGCTTCTACGTCTGCGCTAAATGAACCGGATGTATTGGTAGCCATTTGCTCGCCTCATTAAAAGACTGGCGAGCAAAGCCCGACAGTCAGATATGCACACCTTCTAGTCGAGACCTAACCGCTTCGGGTGACATATCATCCGCTCGATATGTCCGTTTACGCGCTGCCCCCGCAACGTCACTTCGGCCGCTATCGGCGCGAGCCTGCTGCCGTCGAACACGTTCACCAGCCTCTTGCTGCTGCTTAGATTTCCCTTTGCTGTTGATAACAGCTTCGCCAAGGACGAATTTGAGAACAGTTTCGCGAGGAAAGTCGCGTCCCTGGCGACGTTCTTCTGCCAACACCTGCTCAACTTTGTCAGCATACTTCTTGTATCGAGGATCAAATGCGGCCTTAGCCTGGAAGGAAGCCCTGTCCGCAGCATCCGCAGCCTGCATCCGAGTGAAAAGCATCTCTCGCTGGTGGCGCTTCTCGGAACGCTCCATACGCGCAAGAATTCGCTTTTCAGGATCATCAATGAGCGCAAGCTTAGCGTTGAAAGCTTCGTCGCTTTCTTCGGCAGGCTGTGCGGGCTGGCGGTTCCTAGACCGCTCGGCCTCAAGCTCTCGCTGTAGAAGTGCTTCACGCTCTCTTGCCTCTTGCGCCTCTCTACGAAGCGCCTGAATACGACTTTGCGCTCGACCTACCCTCGCTTGGCCTTGAGCATCTTCAAGTTCTTGCCCTGCTTCGGCGTCATCCCCGCCTTCGTTGTCGAGCGATCCGGCATCGGACCCTTCTTCGATTTCGTCATCGGGTAGCGTGACTTCTTCATCGTCAATAATCTCGCGGTCATTCGTATCGGACACTTGGTTCTCCTGCGGCTAACGGTCGCAACTCGGAAGGTGACTAACGGCCACCAGTCGAATAGCGCAACCTATGTAAGACGGCCTAAACTTGTCAAGCCGAAATTTTACCTATGCATGCTAAGGCGGCAAATTATATTGAAGATGACGAAGCTAGGACAACGAACGCGCCGTCGAACGGGAGTAGGAACAGGCATCGGCTTTTCATGCTTCCGTTCTATTTGTGTTTGGGAAAATTTGGCGGGTTGTTTGAGTCCCCCGTAGTGTTAGTATCTACATGCTGAACGATAGTTAATATTGACTGTATATTATCCTTCATGTTGCCTACTGCATCGTCTAATTGAGATATATGAACATCTTTTTCTGCATTAGCTTTTACAAGAGTTTGGATAGTGACTTCATCTCGCAATAGATTATCTCTAAACGCTTCCTGCCTACCATCCAAATGAGCTATCTCCCAGGTGCCGATAATGATATTCACTATCAACGCACTGATGATGCCTACATCTCCCCATCGGAAACTACCATTCAAGGCTTTTTACCAGCTTTCTCTTTGCGCTTCTCCGAGAGCATGATTGCTATCGCTTGCTTGCGCTTCTTCACTTTAGGTCCAGACTTAGACCCGCTGTGAAGTTTCCCATGCTTGTACTTATGCATTACCTGACTAGAAGGCATGTCACTTGCTCGGGGTTAGCACCGCCGCCGATCCGTTTGCCAGCGTGCAAAGAGTGGTGCCATCCG